GGGTAGTTATGCCGAACCTTAACGTCAGGCATCGGTACATCGCTATCTATTTCATACATTCGCACCTCCGTTAATACAGTAAACCAACTGTAGCATAAATCGGAAAGGGGAAAACCCTTTTTTCCTTGGGGCGGGGAAACCAGAAAACGTAAATTTCTTTGGTGCGGGGGATGAAATAGGGCGCGCAACCACGGAGGGTCAAGACCCATCGCGTTGCCACAAACATAACAGACCAATCCCTATCGCCTGACCATGCCCGATAGAGTTGACCTATGCCCTTGTCATAACGTCAATTGCACAAATGGCACCATTGACCCTATGTCAATTGACCGATAGACAATATTGCATGGAAAACAACCCCTATTACCCCATGTTAATAAATATACAAGGGCGCGGGGATTGACAATATATGCAACATTGCCACTACGACAATCCCTAATAGATTACCTATATCCCTATATACAAGCCAATAGAAAAATATATACCTATATATCTATATGTACCCCTTGACTTAATACATACATCGACTAACATGTGTACATACGCACTAGCGTATATTCCTAACCTAACAGGGGCATCAAATGAAACAATCAACTATAGCAATGCTCGTTTTTCTGGCTTTTACTCTTTGGTCATTGGTTTTCACCGTACATGGCGAATTCTTATGCTCATTCGCGGCGCTGGCTATTGCTTTCATTAGCTGGCTAGTCGGTATCGCGTTAGAGCGCGAAGCTAAGTAACTGCAAACCACAATCAATTAAGGGGCTAATCATGAAAATTGACATTGCACAGCAAATTACCGACAGAATCATTTCTGAACTAGAAAAAGGGGCTACGCCATGGGTTAAACCATGGCGGTATCTGAAACAGCAACCAGGGCAGGGGATGCCGTTCAATCCGGCTTCTGGCACCGTTTATCGCGGCATCAATCATTTTTGGCTGTCAATGCAACCCTTTGCAGTTCCTTACTACGTCACGTTCAAACAAGCGCAGCAACTAGGTGGAACCGTACTCGCCGATCAGAAGGGTACACCGGTGGTGTACTGGAATATTCACCGTAAGGAAACAATCGGCGATAAGGGTGAATCAGTCACTTCCGCCTATGCTTTTATCAAACATTACTATGTTTTTAATATTGAACAATGTTCCGGCATTGAACTACCTGCTATGCCTGAGATTCCAGCGGTTGACTGGAACCCTTGCGAGCAAGCCGATCAGATTGTTTCCCGCTTGCAATTGTCAGGCGGTTTAACTCATGCAGGCGATAGTGCCTATTACAGGCCGAGTACTGATGCAATCGTAATGCCGCCACAAGCGGCATTTGATTCTCGCGAGAACTATTACGCCACTTTGTTGCATGAAAGCGTACACGCAAGCGGACACGAAAAGCGATTAAAGCGAATCACTCCGGCCAGATTCGGAAGCGAAAATTATGCTTTTGAGGAACTCGTTGCCGAACTCGGTGCTGCTATGCTTTGCGCAAAATGTGGCATCGACGGTGACTTACGCCATGCCGGATACATTGAGAATTGGTTGCAAGCATTGCGCAATGATAAGAAATTCATTCTCTCAGCGGCAGCAAAAGCACAAAACGCATTGGACTATCTGACAGGCGAACAAGTGAATGAGACTGAGCAAGTAACGGAAGCAATAGCAGCATAGAGCATGACTAAAAGCCCCTATACGGGGCTTTTGGGCGCGTTTTGTGCCATTTCCTAACTCTAAGGGGTGAAATATGTTTGAAGCTGTCAATGGCGAACTGGTACGCCTATCGATTCCAGTAACTTCAATGATTCGCAAGCCAATGAAGCATCATGAATTAGGATTGCCTTGGACTGCGAACGGCTATGGCGCAAAGATTCCTACTCGCTATATGGTCAGAACTATCGACAGCAAATGGCGTAGAGTTTATTGCCGTATTTATAGCAATTCTGGAACTTTGTACGTTATGCATGGCAAGAATAAAACTATTGTTCATTTGCCATTTGCTGAATAAGGGGTGAATCATGAGCATTCTTGCGAATCCTAAAACACAGGCATTTTGCGAAAAACATAACTTGTATGAATACGGAATTTGCATTTTAGTAACAATGCCTTGCGGTTATCAATTCATAACTACCGATTCCGACAAAGCTAATGATTTTCTCGCCAATGGCGCGAAAACTGAACCCATAGTCGAATTCGGAACCTAAGGAGCTAATCATGCAAATCATTCTTGAGATTCTCGGCGGTTTACTCGGCCTCGCTGTTATGTGGGCTTTTCTTTTCGTTTTATTGTCATTCTAAGGGGCTACTAATGAATGTTTATAAAACTAAAACGCAAGCAATTAACGCGCTGAATAGTCAACCGTTTACCCTTGCTTGCAAAGCAAGACATGAGATTGTGCCGGTCTACAAGCGAAACCTACTTGGCGAAAAAGAATCAGCGAAACCTATTGGCTATGGGTATCGCTTGAAATAAGCGTTTTAAGACGTTTTCCCCTTAGCCGGTACTCAGTACCGGCTTTTTTATTCCCTAGCCTTGTAGCCCCTTTAAAACCCTTTTAAACCGCATTGCTACCAGTGCCAGCCAATCCGCTTTTCAAAAACCCCCTATGCAAAACTCAACCCCAGCTTGTTTGGCAACAAATGCAGGTTCATTCCTTTGACATTTGAATCTGCCAAAAAAATCGGAAATCATGTTTCCAAATTGACACGCGCATCCCTATATGTATAGGAACCGTATAGATTTAGAAACCGTATAGGAAAGTAAACGTATAGTCTTAGTAAACGACTATACCTATATGTTTTGAGAGATAGATGTTAGAACGATAGACCCTCGTATACCCATATGACGGTTTACCCTATAGCTATAGTTACCGTATAGCTATAGTAACCGTATATATGTAGTAACCGTATAGCTATACGTTTACTTAGACTATAGTAAACGTATAGATATATTTATATAGGTGTTCTACTTGCCAAAAAGAAACACAGAAGTTATCCACAGGTTATCCACAGACTTATCCACAGGCCAATTTGACAACAGAATCTATCTCTCAAAATAGTTGTTGACTTTGTGTATTCTGTGAACTATTGTGTGCGTGTGCTGATGCACATTATCCGTTTCCTAATCAGGGAGGTTCACATGATTTACACCCATCAGGATCAATTCGATCCTCGTCAAGACACAGACCTAATAGACCGTATTCGCAAGCAGGAAGCTGCTGCTCAAGCTGCTTTAGACCGTGCTAAAGCGTCTGTTCATCACCTGTCCGCTTCTGTTCTTCGCCTTCGGGAGCGCCGTTTCCAATTGGTAGAACTCGACGCCTAATCCGTTATCCATCCATCTAGGGGCTTATCCATGACTTACATTAAAGACATCAAACTCTGTGTTGATTGCTTTTTCTATGGCAATGAACACGGTCAGAAAGACCGCTGCATCAATCCTGTTACCACGCAAGTTAGCCTAGTCACTGGCAAAGAGGAATTTGACTATTGCTTTGCTCAACGGCAGTCCTATAGGGATGGTGACTGTGGGCCTAAAGCTATTTACTTTGTCCTGCACACTGAGAACCAGATCAGCAGAGAGAAGGCTAGGCAAGAGTTTGAAGAGGCCATGCGTGATAGCCCCTTCTGAGCGTGCTTTGATGGCTGACATGGCTAAGAAGGCGATGCAGGTAATCAATGACTGGTGGGCTAAATCTGCCGTTACCTTCGCCATTGCAGCCTTTGCCTACTACGCAGGCATCACCCAAACTGAGAGCCGCATAGCCGCTGATTGCCGCTTTGCTGCGGCTTTCAGGGTGGATATTCAGGCGTTTACTTGCCAGAGGAAACTATGACCACAGATGACATTATCCGCATGGCGCGGGAGGCAAGACTCGCCGAGCATACACACCCATACAAACTATGGTCAGCCAGTGATGACGGGCTTGAACGCTTTGCCAACCTAATTGCAGCCTTAGAGCGAGAGGAATGCGCGAAAGTGTGTGATGCGCGTGATGCTGCTTACTCTGCCTTTTCTATCCGCGAAAGGGGTGCGCCATGAATACCTTTCAAATCATAACTTTTATCGGCGCTGCATTAGTGGGTGCCGGTGGTCTGATAGCAATTGTTGTCCTGATGCTATCAGTCTTATTGTGGGATCAGGACGATAACTAATTGGGGCTAAACATGAGTGACTTTTCACCCGAAGTGCGTAATAACGCATTGTGGTCTAACGATGCACGCCGTTTCGTTGAAGGTAGAAGCGGTGAGGTTTACGCAGAGAAGATCGGCGTTAAACCGTTAGATGACCTATCCAACGTAGAAGCTGTGCAAATGGGTTTAGTAATGCAGGAACCTATCATGCGCGAGTTTGCACGCAGACAACGCATCAATTTCAAAGATGCTGACTACTCTCTGTATCACCCGCAACATACCTTTCTTGCCTCACACTTTGATTACATTTCAGAGGATGGGCAGACACTCTACGAGGTTAAGAATCTAGGTATCCACCAGCGTAAGAAGTATGGCGACGATGGTACCACTGACATTGATACAGGCTACCGTGTTCAATGCCTGCACGAATCCCTAGTCCACCGTATCCCTAACGTGGTGCTGGTGGTCTGCTTTGGCGGTCAGGAAATCTGCCACTATCCGCAGCATTTCTCAGAAGAGCAATGGGATTTACACGCTAGAGAGATGGCACAGTTTTGGGGGCGTATCAAGGCTAGAAACTTTGACCCTGAAACGATGGGTGATGCTGCCAAGATTGTGTACAAAGAAGACAATGGCAACAGCCTGTTAGCCAATCAGGAATTGGAAAACGTATGCGAGATGCTAAAGATCGTCAAAGAACAGCGCAAAGTATTAGAAGCGCAGGAAGATGCCTTAGCTGCCAAAGTGCAAGGCTACATGATGGAAGCCAGCCAACTAGCTACCTATGACGGTCGAATCCTAGCTACTTGGAAGGCCAGCAAATCGACTAAATCCTTTTCCAAAGACTTGTTCCGTAACGCTATGCCAGAGATGTATGACAAGTTTGTGGTCGAACAACCCGGTTCACGCCGATTCCTTTTGAAGTGAGGTCATCATGAGTAACGTAGTCAACATGGCAGGGGAGTCGGCAATTGCCGTACTTGATCCTGCTATCCAATCATCCATTGTGTTGCGTGGTGACTTGTCTGGACTGAACGAGGATCAGAAGAAAGAGTATTACTTGTATCGCTGCCGCCAAGTCGGTCTTGATCCTGCCGCTAAACCCTTTGACTTGCTAACACTCAATGGTAAACAAATCCTTTACGCGAACGCAGGAGCTACTCAACAGCTTTGTGCGCTTCACAAACTT